CGAACCGGGCCGATCGCCCATAACGGGCATTATGTCAAGCTAGGCACGGCTCACGCCTGCGATTCGCACACGATGCTCTCAGGCTGGGGGGGGGTCGCGTGTGATCGCGGCTTTGTCCGCCCCCCTACGCGCGTAGCCTGACCGGGGTGGCATAAACCGCGCTCGACGCCATACCAATCTATCCCCCGCCCACTTCTCCACCGACGCGAGCTGGGGTCCCCGTAATTCCAGCCCACCATGCAGGATATGCCGTCCCGTAGGAGGCACGATTTGACTCCGATTTGGCGCAGGAATTAGGGTGCCGCGCACGGGGCGAGCGGCAGGCGAGCCCCAGGTAGTTCATGGCCGAACGCCTCCGGCACCCCCCTAGGAGCGAGGCCATGAACACCATTCCTGGGAGGTGGTCGCATGGATTCTGAGCAGAGATCCTTCTGGGCTCAGGTCAAGGTGCAGGACTCCGGGTGCTGGCTCTGGGCCGGGCGTGTACGAACGGGGCGCAAGGCCGGGTTCGGGATGTTCTCCGGGCGCTACGCCCACCGGGTCGCCTGGGAGCTGGTCATGGGCCCCATCCCTCCGGGGCGGTCGCTCGTCCACGGCTGCCCGAACCGCCACTGTGTACGCCCCGACCATCTCGTCCTGCTCCGCTCCTCCGTCGCCCAGCGTCTTGACGGGGCCTGGTCCTACGAGCGTGCCTTGTGAAGATCGTCGTCGACGTCGATGGGACCTGGGTGTGCACGGGGTGCTCGAGGACGTTCCCCAAGGCCCAGAGGCCGCCCCGGCGGGGCGGGTGCAAGGAGTGCCGGGGGCACCGGGTGTCCATCCCGAGGCTCGGGGAGACCTTCCTGGCGAGGTGCTCCTGCGGGTGGATGGGCCGGCGGTGGCGCTCCTACGGACAGGCGAAGCGGGAGCGGGAGGTCCACGAGCACTACGTGCTGTTCGAGCTGTGCTCCTGTGGTCGACCGGAGCTGTACGCCCCCCATGACCGGCCCTGTGTGCTCCCGGTCCTCGGCACCGTCCCCCAGCAGGAGCTTCGCTTGTAGCGCGGTGTATTCTCACCGCGGGGTGCTGGCCTCACCCACGCGAGGAGTGCCGTGCCCCGAGGAAAGACCGCCCGAGCCCGGCTCCCCATCGCCGAGCTGACCCCCCAGGTTCTCGCCCTCACCGCCCGTGGGCTCACCGTGAGGAAGATCGGTGACGAGCTGGGGATCGGCGAGACCTCCGTTCGCAAGATCAAGAAGCTCGCGGCGGCCTCGGGCCAGGGGACCGTCATCATCCCCAACCCGGTCCTCGACCACGATCTCCTCGATGCCCGGTACCAGCTCATGCTGGGGTGCCGGGATCTCGGGGAGGGTCACTTCCACACTCCGACACCTGGGGGGTTCCGCGACTTCTTCGACGAGTTCTCGGGCCATGTCCTGCCCGATCACTGTTTCCAATGGGTGTGCGATGCGATGGGGGATGGTGGGTTCTCCGGCATCCGGCTGCTCATCAACTGCCCCCCCCGGCACGCCAAGTCCAAGGTGTTCACCGTGTGGATGCCGATCTTCCGGGTGGTCATCGACCGGGACGTCCAGTGTCTGCTCGTGTCCCAGACCGAGGAGCTCGCCAAGAAGTTCGCACGCGAGATCGCCTACCACCTCGAGTACAACCGGCCGCTCCTGCAGGCGTTCGGTCGGTTCAAGGGGCAGAACGCGGACGAGGCGTGGCGCCCCAACTCCGGGATGCTCCTCGTGGCGGGTCGCCGGCGCGACATCAAGATGGGCGACATGACGATCCAGGTCCGGGGATCGGGCCAGCAGATCCTCGGCATGGAGGCCGACCTCATCATCGGCGACGACCCGGTGTCGCGGCGCAACTCGGCCACCGAGGGCGAGCGCATGAAGCTCTCGGAGTGGTGGCACGGCGACGTGATGACCCGGCTCACCCCCGACGGCGACGCCTACGTCATCGGCCAGCGCCTCCACCACCAGGACCTCTACGGCGAGCTGGCCGCCAAGCGCAAGACCAGGGTGGCCGGTGCTCCCGAGCTGTGGCGCCACATCAACTACCCCGCCGTCCGCAACTGGACGACCCAGGAGGTGCTCTGGCCCGAGGTGTGGAGCTTCGACCGGCTCATGGAGAAGTACGAGGACATCACCTCGGTCCACGGCACCGCCCTGTGGGAGTCCATGTACCAGCAGAACCCCATCCCCCCCGAGGCCCGCACCGTCCGCCCGGAGTGGGTGTACGGATCGGACGTCCACATCGGGTGCCTCGACCGGCACCGCCGCCTGGGCCAGGCCGCGACCGCTCTCGAGGGCGAGCAGTTCGTCCGGGTGGCCTCCCTCGACCCCTCCCCGACCAGGGCCACCGGGCTCGTGGTGGGCGACCTGCTGTCCTCGCGCGACCGCTTCTACTTCGTGGTCATGGAGACCCTGCGGGACCGCCTGGACGTCCGGGGCATGATCCGCGAGCTGACCCGCATGGTGATCCAGTACGGCTTCTCCTACCTCATCGTGGAGATCAACGCCGCCCAGCGGTGGTTCCTGCAGGACCCCGAGTTCCGCCAGTGGCAGCTCCGGTACGGGGTCCGGGGGATCCCCCACACCACCCACCGGAACAAGGCGGACCCCGACTACGGGGTCGGCTCCCTCGCCGGGGACTTCGAGTTCGGCAGGGTCCGGTTCCCCTACGGGAACACCGACGCCATCGAGCGCACCGACCTCATGATCGACGAGCTCATCACCCACCCGTTCGGGGCCTACGACGACCAGTTCATGGCCCTGTGGTTCGTGAAGTACAACTTCGCCCGGCTCACTCCTCCGGGCACCTCGCACCAGATGCGTGACGGCGATCGCCGGGGAGGCCCCTACGGGTATCACGTCCCGGCCCGGCTCGAGAAGGGGTACGCATGGATGTCGTCCTGAACGCACCGCCCACTCCGTCCCAGGTCCAGCTCGCCGACATGGTGTGGCGCCGGGAGTTCGAGGAGATGGTGCTCCCCCTGCGGCACGACTTCGTGGAGTCCAACTCCGACTGGAAGTCCCGCATCCGCAAGGTCCGGGCCCTGTACCGCGGCGACTGGGAGGAGGCGTTCCCGGACGGGACGGTCCGCATCGACCTGCCCAAGACCTCGAACCCCGTGCAGACCGGCCTGGACGACCTGTCCCGGCTGACTTCCGAGAACGAGGCCCGGCACCACTGTGAACCGGCCAACGCCTCCCAGGAGGCCATCCTCAACGCCGAGCTGCGCGAGCACATCTTGGACACGTACTGGTTCCACAACGAGGGCGAGGAGCTGGCCCCGCAGCTCGTGTTCGACCTGGCCGGCACCGGCGGGTGCTTCATGTCCGTGACCGCGCGGTCGGAGTTCGACTACCCGTTGTTCACCCGGCTCGACCCGGACTGCTCCTACCCCGACATCGTGAACGGGATCCTCGTGACGTTCCTGTACGCCCAGCGGATGAAGGCCCGTCACGTCAAGGCGCTCTACGGGATCGACTACACCGCGGAGCGTCTCGGCGCCTCGGACACCTCCGACGTGGAGATCGTCGACTACTACGACACCTCCGTGCACATGCGCGGGGCCGTCCTCATGGGGTCGGACGGGGGCGTGCGCTCGGGATCGGCGCGGGTCATCAACCGGACCCAGCACGACCTGGGGTGCGTCCCGGTGGCCTGGGCCAAGCTCAAGTCCCTCGACGGGGCGTGGCGGGGGATCTACGACCAGGCGGGCGGGTCGATGCTGGCCCGGAACCGCATCCTGCAGCTCACCCTGGACTACGCCGACCAGCTCGTGTACTCCCCGCTGTTCGCCCATGACGTCGAGAACGACCGCGACCCCCCGGCCCCCAAGACGATCTATCGCCTTCGGACCCCGGAGGGCAAGATCGGCCGGGTGGCCCCCGCGGGGAACAACCCCGAGCTGTTTCAGCTCATGGAGTACCTCGACCGGGAGGGCCGCACCGGGACCATGCAGCCAGCCGCCCGCGCCGGGGAGGTGTCGCAGTCCATCGCGTCCGCCGCCTTCGTCACCTCGACCCTCGGCCAGCTCACCTCGCTGATCCGGGTCCTGCAGCGGGAGGTCGGCTCGCTCCGGCAGCGGGCCAACCGCATCGCCATGAAGATCGACACCGAGTTCCTCGACTTCAACAAGCCCCTCATGCTGAACGCCGGGAAGCGCGCCACCTACACACCCGGCGCGGCCATCGCCGAGCGGTACGACCACCGGGTGCTGTACGGCGCCGGCGCCGGCCTGGACGCCCTGAACAAGAAGGTGGCGCTCCTGCAGGACCTCGGCGCGCGGCTCATCTCGAGGGACACGGCGCGGGACCAGCTCGACTACCTGGGGGACAAGGTGTCCGAGGAGCTCAAGGTGGACCGGGAGCTGGTGGGCGACGCGCTGACCCAGCGCCTCGCCACCGAGAAGGACCTCTCGGTGCTGATGAACATGCTGCGGCTGATGATCTCCGGCCAGTCCTTCGCGGAAGCCTCAGGCGTCATGGCTCCCCTCGTCGACCAGCAGATGCAGCAGGCCATGCTTCCGCCCGGAGCACCCCAACCCGGAGGGGTGCCGCCACCGGGTGCCGAGGGGCTGCCCCCCGGCGTGCCCCCCGATCAGGCCCAGCAGGCGCTCATGGCCGGGGCGACGGGTGGGCCACCGCCGGGGGTCCAGCCCCAGGTGCAGCTCCCGCCACCGCCCATGGAACAGGTCATGGTCCGGCCGGTGTCGGGCTGATGCCCTTCCGATCGGCGCGTCAGCGCCGGTTCATGTACGCGCGCCACCCTCGGATCGCGGCCCGGTGGACGCGCAAGTACGGATCGAAGCCCAGGCCGCGACGAAGGAGGTCGAGATGAGAAGGATCACAGGTGGGATCAGGACCTTGCCGCGGCGCGGTCCCAGCACCCCCGGTCCCAGGCGGGTCACGGGTCGCGTCCTGCGGGCTGCTCGGGTCCGTGCGCGGGCCCGTTTCCGCGCTGGCGGTTGAGTATGGCCCGTGCCAGGGAGTTCACCCGGCGCAAGCCGCGCAAGAAGGGCCGCCGGCGCAAGCCGCGTTCCGCGGTGCGGGGGGAGCGCACCAAGAAGGGGTACTGAGCCCATGGCGAAACGCAAGTGGATCAAGGGCGCGATCAAGCGTCCGGGGGCCTTCCGCGCGAAGGCCAGGCGGGCAGGGATGAGCACCTCGGCCTACGCCCGCAAGGTGTTGAAGAAGGGGTCGAAGGCCAGCGCCAGGACCAAGCGGCAGGCCAGGCTCGCCCAGACCCTCGGGAAGATGCGACGGAGGCGTAGATGAGTCAGCAACCGGGTTCCTCCTCGGATCCGTTCCAGCAGCCCCGCCCCGGAGCCTCCGGGGAGGGTGATCGCCGCTCGTTCCAGAACTTCGTCTCGGCCACTCCGTTGCCGGGGTACGTGTACTCCCCCGAGCTGGCCCTGTATCTCGACCCGAACATGCCGAAGGACCTGCAGCCGCATTACGTCACCCTCAAGAACCCCCAGACGGGGCGCACGGCGACGGTGCCGTACACCGGGGAGCGCCCCACCGAGTTCCTCGACATGATGCAGCAGCCCATCGCCACGAATCCGGGCCAGGAGGCCATCCCCGGCTACGCCCAGCCCTCGGGCGAGCAGAACCTCGACATGTTCATCCACGGGCCGACCCAGCGGCCCAACGAGCCGGTCACGGCGGGGGTTCCCATGGGAGGGGGGCCGCAGTTCGTCCGCATCCCCGGCGAGTCCGACCCGCAGTTCCGCTCGAGGATCGGACAGAGCCTCATGCAGTCCGCGGTCAAGACCGACCCGCTGATCCGGTCCTTCGCCCTGCGGCTCATGCAGGGGGGCTAGGTGGCGGTCCTCACCGACCCGAGGGTTCCCCTCCCCGAGGAGGAGGAGCCCCGGCCCCAGGTCCAGCCGACGCCGCAGCCGTCACCCCAGCCTCCCTACGCCCCACCGACGCGGCCTCCGGTCACGCCGACCCCCTCGCCCACGGTGGGCGTCGCTCCCGGCGAGGCTCCGCGCCGGGATTCCCCGGAGACCTGGGACACCCCCGGCATCCTCAAGTCCCAGGTGCCCATGTCGGGCCTCGTCCCCACCAAGCGGATTCGCGTGCCGATCCCGTCCGAGCCCGAGCACCTGGACCAGCCCGAGCCGGAGCCCTGGACGGCCCAAGGTCCCTACGCGCGGCTGCGCCGGGTGGAGCAGGCCAGCTTCGGCAAGCTCCCCACCACGTTCGTCATGGGGCTGTCGGAGGCCGACGTACCGGACTGGCTGCTGACCAGGGCCACCGGCGAGCTGTCCCAGGCGTGGGACGTGAACCCCTCGCTCCTCGGGCTGCACCCCGGTCCACCGGGGTCGGACACGTGGATCGCGCCGAACACGAATCAGATCGTGTCCGGTGTCCAGGCCCGGCACCTCCTCGCGGTGTACAAGGAGCAGTCCATCCGGTCGCTCCTCGCCGACATCACCACCCCGGATGGGCGCGTCGAGCTGCAGGCTGGTGCCATCGCGCACCGGCGCGGCGAGCCGGTGGTGAACAACCCCGGCATCCTGTCGGTGGCGACGGTGATCGACGCCCTGACGCGCTCCGGCCACATGAGCGAGCGGTCGTTGGAGCAGGTGCTCGGTACGGGGGTGTCGATCGCGGGGCTCCTCGACGACCCGGCCCTGACCGACGAGGAGCGGACGAAGCGCCTGGACGATTTCGCCCACAACCTCGCGCTGACGGAGGGCCAGACCGCCGGCCACTGGACGATGTGGGTGGGCGCCGCGGAGGACGCGGCCGCGAAGGGCGTCCGGTTCGACACGATGGCCGACCTCCTCGTCCAGTACGCCGGGCTTCCCCCACCGGGGTCAAGGGGCGAGGCGGTGGACCCGGAGGAGATCAAGCGCCGGTTCCACATCTCCTCGGTCCAGCAGAACCCCGTGCGGGAGTTCGAGGGGACCTACTACTTCTTCGACCCCATCTCGGGCCAGTGGCAGGTCGTGTCCCCCGAGGTCGTGGGCGAGCTGCGGGCAGCCGCGCCCCGCATCGTGAGCCGGTTCGCCCCGACCGAACAGGCGCTCGCAGTCGGCGCGGTCCAGGCGCTCGGCGCCGACGTGCAGCACATGGACACCTCACCGGGTTCGTGGGGTCTGCCGACGAACGTGGCGACCTCCTACGGCGGGGGTCATGTCTCCAAGCCCCCCAGCCGGGAGCAGTACGCCGCGATGGGGTTCCTCCCCGGCCCCGGTGGGTTCGACCTGTCACGCCCGAACGACTGGTGGCGGGAGTCGGCGAAGATCGCCGCGAAGGTCAAGACGGACCAGGCGGCGTGGGAGAACTCCTGGGTGGCGGCGGGCCTGGGGTCGCTCGGCATGTCGCTCGACTGGATGTACCGCCACGGGCAGGGGCTTCTGCTGCGGGACGCGGCCAGCGTGGGGTGGCTCCTGAGCCGCCCGTTCATGGGCCAGGACGAGGCCAACGCCGGGTTCGACGAGATGGTGTCCAAGGCCCAGGCGGTCGAGCAGGGCCGGACGTCCCTCGGGAAGCTCGCGGTGTCCGAGGGGTCGCTGTTCTCGTTCCTGCCTCAGTGGTCGGCCCCGATCCTCGACCTCGGGACCGCGTGGTACTTCGACCCGTTCGTCGTGGGGATGGGCGCGTTCAAGGCGTATCGGATGGCCCGGTACGGGGTGAAGTCGGTGGACGAGGCGCTCCGCGCCGGCCGCAGCGTGTTCACGGCGCCGAGGCTGGAACGGGCCCTGGCCGAGGACAGCTCGACGTACCTGGGGCGTCTGTCGGCGCGGTCGCCGACCGCACGCAACGTCTTGGAGTCGATGCTCGAGCGGAACAAGGACCGCGCGGAGCGGCTGTGGGCGCGCTCGGCTGAGCAGGTCATCGACACCCCACACGCCAAGCTCGGGGGCAAGCCCCTGTGGCAATGGCTCTACGACCAGGCGGTCACGGTGGCGAAGGAGGGGAAGTCCGGCACCCTGTTCCGCCGGGCGAACGAGCACCTGCGGACGGTCATGGCCCGCGACGCCATCGACCCCAACCTGGCCCGGACCATCGAGCAGGTCGTGAACCTCGGTTACACCTCGGGGCGCTCCGCGGAGGAGGTCGCCCGGATGGTCCGCCAGACCCTCATGGCCGGGCTGGGGGTGAAGCCGCTCGACGACCAGTTCTTCCGGGTGATCCGCCGCCAGCTCCTCGACGAGGCGACGACCCAGCGGATGCGGATGTCGGTCCCGATCCCCGACCGCACCCTGGTCGGTCGCACCGACTCGTTCCGCCTGTTCGACCTGCAACAGAAGCTCGCCCACCTCGATGAGGTCGAGCATGTGTTCACCGGCGGGAGCCGGATCACCGATGCCGGCGAGCGCCAGGCGGGGTCGTTCTTGGACGTGCTCGGCGGGGGGGAGGTCCCCACCGGCCACACCTACGGGGAGGCGCAGACCGGTAGGGGCATCGCCGTGGGGGACACGGGTGGCCGGATCGGGTTCGTCCAGGGCGAGCTGCCGTACTACTCGGCGGTCCACCGCGCCGCGGAGCGGATCAGGCAGTCGGCGTTCGCGGACACCGAGGCGGGGTCCTACATCGACCGGCTCCTCAATCACGTCCCCCCTGCGCTGCTGCCGTTCGAGCGGACCTTCGTGAAGAACATCGACATGCGTGCACGGCGTGCCGGTGTGTGGACGCGGGAGGAGCAGGAGGGGTTCGTCGCCAGGGCCGCCCAGATCTCGGCGGTCACGAACCCCGACCGCGAGCGCTCGATGATCCGGTTCATCGAGGACTTCACCAAGCGGACCTGGGAGCAGATCAGGCTCCGGGCCGGGCTCCCGGCGGACATCGCCGATGGGCTGTGGAAGGGGATGCTCATGGTCTCCGACGCGACGAACACCAACGTCGCGTTCGGCATCCTCGAGCGGATCCGCGATCCCAAGACCGGCGAGCTGGTGCTGGAACGGGTCAAGACCCCCATCGGCGAGACCCAGCTCATCAACCAGTGGTTCGCCCTGGACCCGGTGGCGATGCGCCGGGCGATCCGCAACGCCTCGGGTGGGTGGACCCAGGTGAAGATCGGGCTGCACCGGTTGCTGAACAACGTGCCTCTCGGGGAGCACGTCACCGAGGATCATCTGCTCGCGTCCGCCGCGCGGTCGGGACTCAAGACCCGTCTGGCCGAGGCCATGGGCAAGGCCCGCCAGCCCGCCGCGACCCAGGTGGAGCGGGTGGTCGCGCCGGAGGTGGCGAGAGCCGAACGGGCTGCGTTCGCCGATCAGGTGTTCAAGGAGATGACGGCTCCGGGCGCTCCCTATGCCTCCCGGCCGCTTCCCGGTGGTGCGCTCGATTCCGTCGCAAAGACCGACCTTCGGGCGCGTCTTGACCGCTACGTGGACACGGGCAACGTCGAGCTGCTGCCGCAGAAGGAGCTGTCGACTCCCCAGCGCAAGGACGCCGCCGCGCTCAAGGCCCGCCACGAGGGGACTGCCGAGGTGGCACCGGATGAGGAGGCCGGGTCGCTGTTCGACCGCGACGAGCTCGAGAAGGCCATGTGGGTCATGGACGACCTCGCCAAGGCGGCGGTGTCCTCGGGAGCGCACGAAACCGTCGACGACTTCTACAACTCGGTCCGGCCCCGGTTCTCCGACCTCGTGGACGAGCAGAACGGGATCGCCTACTACAAGCGCATCTACGAGCCGGTGGGCCGGTACTCGCCCCAGGACATCGCACGGCGGGCCGAGGAGCACCTGGCCGCGCATCGCGGCGCCGACCTGTGGCATGTGGTGTCCAAGGAGGGGCTCGACCGCTACGCCACGCCGTTCCTCACCGGGGTCCACACGTTGCTGGACGGCTCCCAGGTCAACCGGCGCGACCTGTTCATGCAGATCCTCTCGGTGCTGTCCTCGGCGAACCCCCCGTCCCGCCAGCTCGACATGGCGATCGAGGCGTTCATCGGGGTCACGCAGGGCGAGCCGGCATCCCAGATTCTCGACCGCTGGGCGATCCAGGTGGCGAAGCACCGGGTCGCGGCAGAGGCCGGTGTCGCCACGCATGTCCGTGATGAGGTCGAGGCGGCCTGGGATGCGGTGGACGATGTGGTCGGCAGCAAGCTCATCGCGCGGGCCCGGCGCGATCTCGACGAGACCGATTGGGAGGAGCTGTTCCGCGACGTTCCGACGACCTCCCCCGAGGCCGAGGGGCGGTGGGGGACGCGGACGGAGCTGCATTGGCAGCGCAACGACGACGGGTCGTACACGGTCCACGGGTGGCACGGCACGGACCGGGGTGGCCTGCCGAACGACGACGTGCCGCGCGGGGTTCACGTCGGGACGTACAAGGCCGCCGTGGACCGGCTCTCGATGCGGGGGATCATCCAGCATCCGGCGCAGCCCGGTGCCCCGTCCACCATCCCGGCTATCGCGGAACCCACCTTGCAGGAGTCGATGGACGAGGTGGGGCTGTGGCTCGAGAACAGCGAGTACTCGGTCGATCAGGTGATCGACATGGTGAAGGCCGGGGACCCGGAGATTCCCTCGGACGTCACCAAGATGGTCGCCGACGCGCTCGACAACCCGAACCTCGATACGGAGGAGGCGGTCGACTGGCTGCACGCGCTCGCCGACAGCGATCACGGGCTGGCATACGAGCCGCCCGACACCTTCGCTGGTGAGGCGGTTTCCGAGATGCTGCAGCCCGGCGAGCAGCTCCCCCCCGGTCCCGCCGAGCTGGCGCTCGATTGGGCGCACAACATGGCGAAGGCGGACGGGTTCCATCCGGGGACGGCGGAGTACCAGACGGCGGTTCAGCAGCACTTCGAGCAGCAGCTCCAAACGGAGCTTGAGCTAGCGGGCGAGTCGCTTCCCGGTGCGCCTCCCACGTCCGTGCCGGGGACCAAGCCGGATGGGCCGTTCGTCCCGACGAGGATGCCCGGCGGGGCCATGCTCCCCCTCCATGAGCAGCCCGGCCGGGTGCGGGTTCTCCCGGTGTCGTTCCACCTCGAGAACCCCCTGGGCAGCCCGTGGGACGCGCTGTCCGATGCGGAGGCGAACACGCGAGCGATGGCGGTCGCGGAGGAAGGCATCCATGACGGCATCTTCTACCGCAACGAGGTGGAGGGAGAGGTTCTCGGGCGTCAGTCGCTCTCGGCCATCGTGTTCCGCAACGGCAAGGCGCTGCACCTCCGGCTGAACACCGGGAACCCGCTGCCGTCCGTCCGCACGATGCTCGAGGACATCGTGTCGGGCTCCCGCAAGATCGGGGAGCTGGACTACAAGACCCAGCAGATGTTCATTCAGCCCGAGCTGGTGGATCGCGGGTTGAAGCGCGACAGATTTGTCCGCGATCCCAACGCCCCGACCCGGACGTTCCATGAGGGGCAGCGTGCCCTGGTCGATTGGGGGCCGGGGATGCCGGGGCACCACAACCAGGCCGAGCTGATGCGCGTGCCGATCTCGGAGCTGCTCGAGGCCCACCCCAGCCACTTCGATGCGGTCCACGGTCCCGGCGCGTACCCGATCCTGCACGCCGATCCCTCGGAGATCGCCGCGGCGGGCGATGTTCGTCCGCCGGTGGTGCAGTTGCAGGGGTCGAAGCTGGGGGGGACCACGCACGACGACTCCCAGCTCATCGTCGATGCCTTGCAGCGGGGCGACGAGGACGTCCTCGTGTGGCGGCACGACCACAACCCGCACAAGACCTACGAGGAGGACGTCGACGACGCCGTGGGGGCCATCCGGAACCGGCTGGTCTACACGGGGATGGACAAGTGGCCGGACCTGTACACGGGCGAGCACCTTCCGCTGTTCGCCCAGAAGCGCATGAAGGTCCACGCCATGTACCGGCTCCTGCATGACGGCGACGACCAGGCCATGATGATCGACCGCTGGATCGCCAGGGGGTTCGGGTTCTCGGGCAAGGGCGAGATCCCCGCCGGCGACTTCCGCCAGATCGAGGATGCCGTCCGCCTCGTCGCCAAGCAGAACGGGTGGAGTCCGGGTCAGGCCCAGAGCGTGCTGTGGGACATGTTCAAGAACGAGCACGCGGACATGCTGCAGAGCACCGCGGCCGACCTGCGCGTTGCGGCTGATCGCTTCGAGGTCGCCGCCGACCCCCGCATCGACGAGGCCACGATGGCGCCCATCGACCTCGGGCCGATGTACGAGGCCACGGGGCGCGACCCCATGTGGCAGTCGCTCCGTCCCGAGCATGTCCTGACCACCTGGGGCATCCCGACGGTGGGGCACTTCCCCGGCGTGACGATGCACTCGCTGATCGAGGACGGGCGCCGGATGGGGGACATCGCCATCTGGGCGGACGAGTCGGGGCGGGCCCGTGGCTATCTCACCCACTACAAGCAGGTCCCCGAGGGCAGCCCCATCTCGGAGATCGGGGTCGAGCCGGAGTTCCGCGCCCAGGGGATTCCTCAGCAGATGGCCGAGCAGCTCGTGGACCACCTGGGGATTCGCATGAGCGACCTCGTGGAGGCCGGGCTGCACGGCGGGGGGTTCACCGAGGCCGGTGCCAGGATGCTCAAGCGCGAGGCGCTGGCGGACGGCAACGCCGCGTGGGAGCGGGTGCGGAACCACCCCGCCCGCAAGCAGTTGTTCGGCAAGAGGATGCCGAACCGCAACGACCCGGCAGCCCTGCGGAAGCTGGCGAACTCCCTGTCGAGGCAGGCCAAGAAGGCTCGTGACGCCCGAGACATGAAGGAGCTGATCGAGTCCGGCGACGTGTTCGAGAACGGGCTGACGCAGCGCATGGCGAGGCTCCGCGCGCTGGCTCCCCGCGAGAAGGGCCAGGTCGGGGAGCTGACGTGGCTGACCCAGGACAAGCTCGACAAGTTCCGCAAGCGCAACGAGATGGGCAAGACCCTCGCCATGACCGAGCTGGGCGACCAGCGGGCACGCATGACGATCTACCAGGGTGGCGGGGACTGGCTGACCGTGACGCATGAGATGGGCCACTACATGCGCTCGATGCTCACCGATGCGGACCTCGACCTCCTCGAGCACTACCTCGGCGTGCAGCGCCAGACCCGCCGGGTGTTCTCCGCGCCGGGGCAGGTCTTGTTCCACTCGAAGCCGGAAGGCGTGGACATGGGGGCTAGGGTCCGCGACACCTCGCGCTGGCCGATGGAGGCCGAGGAGAAGTTCGCCGAGGGCTTGGAGAACTTCGCCAACTACGCGATCGCTCCCCCGGAGCTGACCGGGGTGTTCCGGCAGATCATGGGGTGGCTCAAGCGTGGGTACCAGCGATTGCAGGGCAACCCGGAGCTTCGCGCCGAGATGGGCCTCACGCCGGAGCTCGAGGCGTTCTGGAAGCGCATGTTCGACGGGTCGCGCTACGCGAAGCACCCCCTGGTCGCCGTCCCCCGGCTGACCCCGGAGGAGATGGTCCTGCACGGGGGCGAGTTCGCGCGGGAGCTGTTCACCCGGACCCTCGGCTCAGAGGGCTACCTCGCCATCTGGAAGCCCGCGATGGTCATTCGCCTGGGCTACATCTTCCGCGTCCCGTTCTTCGATGAAACGATCCGCAACTTGGCCGACGTCGGGCTGCTGAACCGCATGAAGGCCGGCACCCGCTCCGCGCAGGTGCTCACCCACGCCTCCAACGCCGGGCTCGTCCCGAAGGGGTGGGTGGAGACTGTCCACGAGCTGCCGATGCAGGACGGCGGGACGTTCGCCCTGCGCCAGCCGCTTCCGGGGATGCTCCCCCACGAGCTGTACGCCGACTCCCGCACCAAGCACTTCGGCGAGATCTACCAGTCGTTCGGGGAGGAGCAGAAGCGGGTCCAGAAGGGCCTCGCCGACGGGTACGGCCTGGTCGATCCCCCCGGTCCCAAGCCTCCCTCGTTCGGGCTGCGGAGCCGCAGGGAGGACAAGGCGTGGAGCCACTACTTCCGGTCGTGGACCGACGCGGTGAACGGCCACCTCGCCATGGGGGCGTTCGGCCACGAGGCGCTGTTCCACATCTCGGAGGGCATGACCCGCGAGCAGTCCATCGACGAGCTGCTGCGTCTGCTGGGATCGGGGGACCGGGCGTTCACCTCGGCCGCCAAGCGCATCGGGATCGACGAGCTGTCGCCGGAGGAGCTGCGGACCTGGATGGGCACGACGGTGGACATGGCGCGGCGCTACACGCTGGGGGACCGCAAGCTCGCGTTCGCCGCCATGCGCCGGGAGGCCGATCCGGGGATGCTCGCCACCGTCATCAACGAGGCTGCGGCCCACGGTGAGGAGCTGACGCTGCCGTCCGTCCACGGGATGCAGGCGGCGGTCCAGTCGGGCCGCATGAACCCGCTGAAAGACGCGGTGGACTTCATGGCGAAGTGGATCCTGCAGGAGCCCACGAACCGCCTGAACCGCCAGCCGTTCTTCAAGGCGTGGTACTCGATGATGATGGAGATGCAGATGCGCCTCGCCAAGGCGGGGGGGGCGATGCCTCTCGACACCCGCGAGGCCGAGATGGTCGTCAAGCAGATGCAGCGCCAGGCCCGAGAGTTCGCCATCAACCGGACCCAGCGCATCCTGTTCGACTTCCGCGACCAGTCCCGGCTCGCGGAGATGATGTCGTTCGTCGCCCCGTTCTTCCAGCCGTTCGCCGAGGCGATCAGCGTGTACTCCCAGCTCATCCGCAAGAACCCGATGCTGATCCCCTACGCGCGGGTCCTGTGGAAGTACGCCAACGACCAGGGCATCGTCCGCAAGGATCCGGACACGGGCCAGAACGTCGTGCCCCTGTCCAACTTCTTCTTCATGGCGCCGATCCTGAGCGCGGTGTACGGCCACGAGAACATGCCGGGGTTCTCGCTGTCCGCGCCCCTGTCCTCGTTCAACCTGTTCTTCAACAACGCGATCCCGTTCGCCACGCCGTTCAACATCGCCGGGACCGTGAACATCCCCCTGCCGGGGTTCGCGCCGCCCGTCCAGTGGCTCATCCAGGCGTACCTCAACTGGCGTGACCCGAACCACGACTCCAAGCTGACGGCCTGGGCGTTCCAGTACGGCCCCATCGGGATTCACTCGCTATTCCCGACCTACGTGAACAACATCATCAACGCGCTGTCGGGCGGGAAGTGGAACCCGGACCAGTCGGCCGCCTACGTCGACGACTTCGAGGCGCTCGCCATCGCGCAGGGCACGGCGCCGCTCAAGGAGGACGGGCAGATCGACTACGAGCGGCTCCGCGAGATGGCGAACAAGCAGGCGGGCATCTTCTACGGGTTCAAGAGCTTCATCTCCTGGGCGTTCCCCGCCGGCCCGACCACCGACTTCCCCACCGTGGAGCTGAGCCGGGAGTTCCGCGACTTGCAGGCCAACCCGAAGTACGGGCCGCTCGGGGCGCGCGACGAGTTCATCCGTCGCCACCCGGAGCCGGGCATGGGCATCTTCACCATCGCCAAGACGATGTGGGACAAGACCGACCCCGGCCTCCCGACCAAGTTCTCGGTCCCGTCGATCCCGGCGAATGAGATCGCCGACAAGGTGCTGTCGACGCCTGGGTTCAAGGAGTTCGCGGCTCGGTTCCCCGCGCTGGCGTGGGCCGTCCTGCCGCCGGCGGCGTTCGCGTCGGGGGAGTACGACCCCGACATCTTCCGCAAGCAGGTCGCGCTGATCCAGCGGTCGTACAAGGACCCCACGGCCTACGCCAAGGAGGGCCGGGCCGCGGAGGGGTGGGTCTCGTACTTCCACCTCCGCGAGGGCTGGGAGGCCCGCCAGCAGGCGTTCATCGACCAGGGCATCCCGGAGACAGCACCCGAGTGGATCGCGGCCAAGAACGACTTTGACGCCGGTGTGACCCAGCTCCAACGGACCAACTTCGAGTGGGACACGGAGTTTGGCGCGGCCATCGACTTGAAGATCGACCCGAACGTCCTGGCGTACCTGCGGAAGGCCCGGAGCGACGAGGTGCTCCGCGACTTCCCGGTGGGCAAGGCACTCGATGAGTACTTCACCGGGCGCGATGCCATCGAGAAGGAGATGAAGCGCCTCGGGATCGGCTCGATCGACAGCCAGTCGGCCATCGACACGGGGCTGGCCCAGCAGTACACGGACCTCGTGGGCGACCCGGAGAAGAACACCGGGCTCATGGCCGATCCCGACTTCGAGCGGCTGTACCAGATGTTCCTCGGCGACGACCTCATGGGGCTCAAGTCGAACGCGAGCGTGAAGATCAACGGCATTCCCCCGGAGTTGAAGGACCGGGTGTACGGGTGGGGCCGGGACTACGCGGACATCCTCGACCGCATCCAGATCGCGGGTTCCGACACCGACCGGGCGCTGCTGTTCCAGCAGGAGCGCGACATGGTGAACCGGGCCTATGCCGACTACCCGGAGGAGTGGAACCCGGCGATCCTGCAGTACGACGCGCTCGGCTACGACATGAAGCGGCGCCGCGCCATGAGCGTGATGACCAAGCCGTACGAGTTCCTCGACCAGCTCGAGCGCAGCTACATCCTGGGGGATGCCACGTCGGCCTCGGCCGAGCAGATATGGGCGCAGGTCGGGGACGCCCGCATCCAGATCGGCCAGGCCCAGGACGCCAACCCGGACTTCGACTCGGCAGCGGCCTACGCCCAGCTCGATGAGTGGGTCCAGGGCAAGGCCGAGTCCGACCCGACCTTCGCCGCGCAGCTCGCCAACGCGAACACCTGGGGGTACTCGTTCTTCAAGATCAGCGGGTTCACCAACGGAGACTCCCCCTCGGCGGATAGCTGGCGCGCGGTGCAGTCCGCCATGGTGCAGATCCAGGATTGGGCGGATCAGAACGACATGCACGGGGACATCGGGTTCGACGAGACCAAGAAGTTCGCCTGGACGGACGCGAAGAAGCAGCTCTACAGCTACATCCAGCAGCTCGCGGGGTCGGACACGACGTTCGCGGGGCAGATCGAGTACCTCGAGCGGAACACCCGGTCCGACCTGATCGACGTGTTCATGCCAGAGGTCTACTTCCCACTCGGGGGGGTGAGGTCCGTTGGCTGACGCACAGGGCAACCAGTTCCAGTTCGGCGATCCCACGGGAGCGTCCACGTCGTACTCCGCACCCGGAGGGGTCGCTCCGGGGACGACGTACACGCCCGGTGCCGTCGACAACAAGCTCTACGTCGAGGTGTCCGCTGCCGGGGTCGCGGCGTTCGTGTACCTGACGGGCCAGGAGCTTCACGACGCCATCGCCGCGGGTCGCCACGTCTACGAGCCGACGTCGAGCGAGGTGCTCACGATGCTCAAGGACGGGCGGCTGAACCCGGAGCAGCTTCCCGACGAGGTTCGCACCGAGCTGGGCCGGTTGCAGCACGCCGACCCCAGCATCGGCCCGGTGTTCCAGACCCCCGCGCTGGCGGGGGATTCCGGCGCCGGCGCGGACGGCGGGTTCCACTTCGACCCGAACGCCATCGGCGATCCCATCACCAAGGACGCGACCGACTGGTACTACAAGCTGTACGGGATCTCCCCGCCCGAGGGGTACATCGACCAGCTCAAGTCGCAGTACACCGACATCTACTCGATCAAGGCCGCGATCCTGGCCCAGGCCCGCAAGGACAAGGCACCGGGCCTCGCCACCCTCACCAAGTCCCAGCTCTCCCCGCAGGAGCAGCGCCTCTCATCGCTCACGTCCGCAGCGGAGACCTACTACTTCGAGCTGTACGGGCGCCCGTCGCCACCGGGCGAGATCCTCAAGATGGCGCAGTCGGGCATGAGCCTGTTCGGCATCCAGCAGTCGCTCCTCAAGGGAGCGAAGGCGGCCGGGGCACCGGGGTACGCCGACGTGAGGTTCCAGCAGGAGGTGTCCTCGGGCCAGCAGCTCTACTTCTCCCTGTGGGGCCGGGACGCCCCGCCGCAGTACATCGAGAAGCGGATCACCGACGACGGCATGAACCTGTGGGAGCTCGAGAAGTTCGAGCGGTCCAAGCCCGCGTTCATGGACACGAAGGTGGCGAAGGACGAGATATTCGCGGCCGCGGGCCAACTGACGAACTTCCTGGGGATGGGGTACTGAGATGACGACCGAGAGCCAGCTCACCCAGGCGTTCATCCTGTCGGGCATCCCCATCGCCCCGTTCCGCGAGCTGATCCACCAGGCCGTCATCAACTCGTGGTCGCACGACGAGCTGATGTTCCACGTCGTCATGTCCCCGGCGTTCGAGTCCGCGTTCCCCGGCATCAAGCGTGACGACGGGTCGCTCAAGATGGACCCGGCCACGTACCGGGCCACGGTGGACACCTACACGCACACGGCGTACCTCCTCGGGTACACCCCGTCCGCCGAGATGATCGGGGGCTGGATCGGGAACGACGTGTCCCCCCAGGAGGTCGCCGACCGTTACTCGGCAGCGAACCGGATCAAGGAGTCCCCGGAGGCGTTCGCGGCGCTGCAGAAGGAGTGGTCCGCTGCGGGGCTTGGGAAGATCAGCGAGGCCCAGGTGGCGAACGCGCTGCTCGGGCAGGCTCCCAAGGAGTTCTACGACATCTGGGAGCGGGTGAACCTCCGCACGGCTGCGGCCAACGCCGGCACCTACCTCACTCACGCGGAGGCGGCTCGCATCCAGGCCGTCAGCCCGGAGACCCTCACCGAGTCGGGGACCCAGGCGACGATGGCCGACCTCGCCAACCAGCTCCGCACCACCATGCCGCTCTCCCGCCTGTATGCCCAGCACGGTCTGACCCGCTCGGACCTCATCACCCTCGAGTTCGGGGGACCCGGCCAGGCCGACATCAGAATCCGCGCTGAGAAGGCCCTGGCGACCGCCAAGGCTCAGAGCGAGCCGAGGGCTACCCCATACGCGGGAGCGCTCACAGGGGCGCCCAGGACGGTCGTGGCGGGCTCTGGGGGGCCGCAGACAGCGTGACCGCTGCGCTCGTCCAGCATGTCGACTTCGGCATCCACACCTCCGGCACGGGTGGTGCGGGTGGTGGGGCAGTCAGCTCCACCACGTTCGCCGCGTCGATCTCCTCCGCGACCGCCGGGAACCTCCTGATCGTCGCCGCCGCCTGCCTGACGCTCTCGGGATCGAGCAACGTCATGTCGATCACCGACAACCTCGGGGGGACGTGGACGCAAATCGCCCAGATGAACACCGCCTCGCGCAACTCGGGGATGTGGTGGAAGGAGGCAGCCGGTGGGGAAACCACCGTCACCGTCACGTTGACGGACGCACGTACCTGCGTGTGGGAGGTCCGGGAGTATTCCGGGATCGTCGTGGCGGACCCCATCGACGCATACACCCAATCGCCCCAGGTCGGCTCGGGCGCGGGCAGCGGCGCCACGGAGCAGCCCACGTATCAGGACGGGGTTCACCTGTACTGGTGCCCGATCCTCGACACCCGGTCCAAGGCGAACATGGAGGCATCCCTGTCAACGAGCTGGACCCGCGGCGAGATCGCCACGACCGGCTGGATCAGACACGGAGCGGAGGGGTACGCGGGTGTTCCGTCGCGTGACACCGGGGGCGGCACGCGGACGCAGGACATGCGGAACGGGACGTACACCGGCGACATGCTCTGTGCGTGGATGCTCCACAAGCTCTCGGGCACCGCGAGTAACAAGGCGCACATCAGTGTCCGGGCCGAAACGAGTGCTGTCTCGAGCGTGTTCTGGATTGCCGTTGTCCTGCGGACGACGAGCACCCCCACCGAAACGGAGAACGGGACCGGGACGGGCGCGGCGTCGGTGGTGGGGACGGGGAGCGGCGTGAGCGGGAGCGGCACCACCATCACGCTGAACACTCCCACGCATGTGTCCGGGGACCTCCTGCTGGCGTTCATCGGTCGCTCCGAGGGGATCACGCTGACGCCTCCCTCCGGGTGGACCCAATGGCCCCCTGAGCTGGGCTACGTGGACATGATGGGCGAGGGCGGGGATTGGGCCGGTGGTATGGGCGCCGATCCGAATCAGGTGTCCGTGTGGTTCCGGTGCGCGGACGGTACCGAGGGGGGCTCGTATGCCTGGACCCTCTCGTCGGGCACCACCTATGCCGGGACCATGATCTGCGTCAGGACCAGCTCCCCGTACACCGGGACGGACTGGCAGCTCCAAGACCCGCTCGGCCACCTGCACCACTCGGGGATCGTTTCGGGGGGCTTCTGGCAGGTGAGCGGCAGACGTGAGGTCCCGGACGAGGAGGATGTCATCTACATCTTCCTGAGCCGGCAGCTCAACTCGATCTCCTCGGCGACCGGGTGGACCACGGTGTCGCTGCCGGGAACGGCAAACCACATGGTGTTCTGGCGCTCCGTGGCGCACTCGGGTCCGTGGGAGTTTCGGGGGGAAACGACCGGGCGTGCCGACCAGGGGGGTCTCTCGCTGTGCATCCTGGGGGTTCCGCCGGGGGCGGATCATTGGGCGTGGTCCGAGGAATCCGAGGACAGTTGGGACCACTCGGCCTGAGCCGTGGGGTGTGCGATTGGCCTGCTTCTCATGGTGCTTGTCCTGTGGTTCTTCCTCCACGGCGCTTGACCAGCCGATCGTTGCCGTGAGAACTTGTCCGCGCCAGCAGCCCAGGGCCGACCGTGCGCGGTGTAAGTCGGGGTCACACCCGACCGGCCCACTCGGCGGGGATCGCCAGGCCCCCCGCTCGTACAAGCCCTGGACATAGCTCCACTCCCTCCGGGGAACAGCCGGTCCCCGTGAGCGCGAAACCCGGCACCCTTCACCGCGCATGTCTGCGCGCCCTCTCGTGAGAGGAGAGATTCATGGCACCTGAGAACGACGACGACCTGGGTGGTCGTGCTTCGGGCAATCTCGACGAGGTACGGGCCTGGGGAGAACGCAGGGACAAGGCAGCACGCGAGGCGGCGAACCGTGCGAAGGATGCCGAGGAGCGAGCCGCGAGGTTCCAGGCACAGGCCGTGCAGGCACAGGCCCGTGCTCTTGGACTGAGCGAGGCGCAGCTCGAGGTCCTCAACACGATGAACCCGAACCTCGAGCCGGAGCAGGTCCAGGCGTTCGCCCAGGCGTTCAACATCCAGGGGGCACCGGCTTCTGCCACCGAGGGGGAACCGGCGCCACCGGAACCGCAGCCGCAGCAGCAGCAGACCACCACGGCGGCTCCCATGGCTCCCGTCGTCGCATCGTCCACGGGTGTCCCACCCGCTCCGTACACGACCGCAGCCTTCCTCGAGGCGAACGCCCGAGGGGACACGGCGGCGCTCGAACGTATGGCGAGCGAGATCGCATCGGGAGCGCGGCCCCTGGTCCTGAACCATCCCGAGGCCCAGGAGCCCTAGGCCGGGAAGGAGCTGAGAAGTGGCAGCAACAACGACGTCAACCGCGACCGAGCTGATCTACGCCAAGATCCTCTCGGACGTGATGGTCGACGCCATGTATTCGGTGGCGGTCATGGACAACCTCGTCCGCCAGGAGTCCCTGGTGGGCAAGCCGTCCAACGCGATGAGCTTCGATGTGTGGCCGTCCCTGACGGCTGCGGCCATCGCGGAAACGGTGGACCTCGTGTCGACGGCGGTGGACACGACGAATGTGGACATCTCCGTGACGGAGGCGGCGTCCATCCGTATCGACGTGACCGACCTCCTCATGGAGGCGTCGATCATCTCCGACGGGATGCGCTTCGCGGCGCAGGGCGGCAAGGCGGTGGCCGACAAGCGGGACACCGACCTGGCGGCGCTGCTCGCGGGGTTCTCCACGGTGGCCGGCACGACGAACGTGGCATTGACCGAGGCGAACCTGCTCTCGGCCATGACCTCGCTCACGAACGCCGACGCACCGCGGCCCTACGTGCTGGTGCTGCACACCAAGCAGCTCGGCGACCTCCGGGTCGCGCTGGCGGCCACGTCGGCTGCGATCTGGTCGACGGTTCCGCCGGACACGTTCGGTCCGAACGGGAAGGTGGGGTACGAGTTCACGTACTACACCATCCCGATCTACGCCACGACGAACGTGGCGACGGCGAACGCCGCCGTGGACCGGGCCGGTGCGATGTTCGCGCGGGACGCGCTGGCTCGGGTGGACAAGCGCCCGATCCGGTACGAGCCGCAGCGTGACGCATCGCTCCGTGCCACGGAGCACAACATCACCAGCGTGTACGGCCAGGGTGAGCTGGTCGACGGCTGGGGTGTCTCGGTCATCACCAAGGCATAGGGGATGAGGGGGGGCTTCGGCCCCCCCCTCTCCCGGAAGGAGAAGGCATGGCCGAACCGAAGGTCGAGGAGCCGCTCACGGAAGCTCCGCTCGTACACCCGGCACTCCGTCCGAGGCCGAAGCCCAAGAAGCTGTCGGACAAGCAGCGGCGCACCACGGTGCGGACGGTGAAGCTGGTGAACCCGCTCAATGACGTCCCGGTGCTGATCCAGGTCCCCATCGAGCCGTCGTTCAACAACCGGGGATCGCTCACGGACCCCACCACGCCGCTGCGGCACTACCTCGACAAGGGGTTCGTGTTCCCCCACGAGTACGACCCCGCGAAGTACCCGGACATCTTCTGCGCGGTGAAGGACTGCTGGGACTCCGCGATGGTCAACGACGACCACGAGAACGGATCCGAGCGGTGTCTCGAGCACGAGCTGCTGTTCCGCCAGGGCGTCGTCCGGTACCCGACCGCAGCGCGGGAGCCTGCTCGCGTATGAGCATCGAGAAGATCACCACCCAGGTCGTGACGGTCCCCGATGGGCAGGACATGGTGTTCCGCAACGTCGAGGGCGTTGGTCCCGTGCGGCCTGCGGTGGTGCGCGAGCTGGTCAAGCGCGAGCTGGTCAGCCGGGGAATGATCCCCTCGCGGAGAGAACGCCGGCGGTTGGAGCGGGTACGCACGGCGCCGCCGATCCCGGCACCGGGGCCGCCCATCCGGCCCCGGCGCATCTCGGAGCGAGAGACGACCGACCGCATGGCGGCGCTCCTGCTGGACGAGTACGCACGCCACCGTATGTTCCCGGCCAGCACCCTCGGGCAGTACGTCGACGACGACCTCACGGGCGAGCGCCTCGACCGTGATGCCGTTCGTGAGGCGGTTGCGAATCTGTGGGTGCAGACCCAGAGGCAGCAGAAGGGAGCGAGATGACGGCGAAGAAGAAGGACGAGGAAGCCCCCGCGGGCGATGTCCCCTCGACGGACGTGGGCACCATCGAAACGGGCACGGAGTCCGACGAGGTGGTGGTCTCCGAGCGGGATCGCGTCCCGACCGACACGGCGGTGGACGTGGAGCCGCTTCCCTCGGCCCAGGCCGAGCTCGAGCGGATCAGGGCCGAGGAGGACGAGCAGCGCAAGGCCCAGGAGGAGTCGGCCCAGGCCGACAACGAGTTGAAGGCTGCGATCAACGCCGAGAAGGAGGCCCGCGACCAGGAGTTGAAGCTGGGGTTCGGCACCCCGACCGGCACCACGGTCGACGAGCGCGTCGACGTGGAGCTGGGCAACTGCCTGGCGTGCGGCAAGCCGGTCACGGCAGCGGACGGCTACGTCAAGTACGTCGCCGGCATCACCCACATGCACGAGTGCTCCGTGGCGTATCAGGACGCGCTGAACGGGATCGCCAAGAGCCGGGACGTGTCCCACGAGCCGAACGAGGTCCGTCACCCGAACCTCGCCGCGCCGCGCGGGGCCGAGATCACCGACGCCTCTCCGGGCGAGCCGCTCAACGTGGCGCAGGGCACCACGGCGCTGCCCGGTGAGAACGACACGCCCACCACGGGCGTCGAGGTGACGGTGCCGAAGGTCGGGAAGTTCGACACGCCCATCCGCGATGCGGTGGCGAAGCAGCAGAAGGACACGGAGGAGTTCGCCGCCAAGCAGCAGGCATCCGGCGAGTACGTGAAGAACCCATAGCCCACAGCAGCAGCAGAAGGGAGGGCGCGTGATCGCCGACAAGAACGTCGCCCTGGTGGCATCGGGTGCCTCTGGGATCACCCTGCTCACCGGGTGGCATATCAAGGCCACGGCTGCGGCTGTGGTGAACATCCGCAAGGACTCGGGAGCGGGGGCGATCATCGTCCCGCTCAAGCTCCCCATCGACACCTGTACCGGGGAGATCTATCCCCACCCGATGCAGGCGAATGACTGGTACCTCGAGGTGGTGTCGGGCACCGTCGTCGCGTCGTTCTCAGGGAGGGCGTGATGGGGTACTGGGTCGGTGCGGGGGCCAGCTCCGGGGCGGCGGCCGCGATCCTCGGGAACGTGGCCTATGACCCCTCTACGGCCGAGCAGATCAACGGGACGCCGCTCTCGGTCATGGCCGCCATCTCGACGACGAACCTTCGCATCACGTTCACGGCTCCGTCCTCGGGGAGCGTGCGGGTCCACATCCGGTGCGTTGTGTCGGGAACGTCCACTCCTCCGTGTCTGCTGCTGGGCGTGATGGAAGGGTCCACGGTCAAGGGCAGGGTGACGCCGTTCGCTACTGCGGCGCCGAACCCCAACACGGGCGACTCCTGCGTACAGGATGCCGACTTCGTGGTGACGGGCCTGACGCCCGGCAACTCCTACATCTGGGACGCCGCGTACAGCGTGGACGTCCTGAACGCCTCCGGTGGGATCAAGCTCGGAGGCCCGGACAACGCGACGGTGACGAACGCCTGGGGTCAGTTCGCCTACGAGATTTGGGACGCGAACGCCCTGCTGGCCGGGAAGCTCTACGATCCCGCCGCCGCGGTGTCCAAGGCGCTCACGGCGGGGCTCGCCATGACGGCCATCGACACCACGAACCTCCGCAACGCGTTCACCGCGCCGTCCTCGGGGCGGGTGCGGTGGCGCCTCGCTCTGGCTGCACACGGGGCTGCCGGTTACTCCGTTCCCCTCCTGGGGGTGATGAGCGGGGCGAGCGTGGTCGCGCGGGCGGCTCCGCTGCAATCGTTCGCCGGCACCTGGGACACGAACCGGCGGTGGGTGCACATCGGCGAGGGCGTGATCTCCGGGCTGACACCGGGCAACTCGTACACCTACGACGCGGCCTACGGGGTGGAGACACTCCTCGCGTCGCTCAACTTCAAGTACGGGGGACCGGACGACACGACGACGAACAACGCCTTCGGCGGGGCTGCGTTCGAGATTTGGCAGGCGTAGATGGCGCTCACCGAAGCCGATCTCGTCCGCCTGGTCCGCATCGAGCTCGAGGAACAGCCGTGGCAGGACTACCTGGGGGCTGTGTTCAACACGGCGGACTCCACGATGACGGTGGTTGACCCGGTGAAGTGGGCGCAGGGCGACATCGCCGAGCCGGACGACGGCCTCGGAGAGATGGTGCTGGTGAAGGCGGACGGCGTGGCCGCCACCCCGTTGAGCGTTCGCCGGGGGTACAACGGGACCACCGCCCAGGACCACGCGAACAACACCCCGGTGGTCAAGGGTCGCCGGTGGAGCTACCAGCAGATCGCGTCGGCCATCGCCAAGGAAGTGCCCCGCATGTGGCCCCATGCGTGGCTCGAGGGAGGTCCCACAACCGTGACGCCGGTGAGTGGCGTGCGCTGGTACGCCCTTCCCGCGACCGCCATGGATCTCATCGACGTGCTGCAGGTGCGGACTGGGACCTCCCTCGATTACGTCCGGTACGGGGACGGCAAGGCTCCCCCGGTGATCTTCGAGCCTCGGCACCCCACGCTGGGGTTCCCGGCCATCGGGTTCCCCCAGGGGTTCGTCACGAACGCGAACACCGTGAAGGTGTCCTGGCGGAAGAAGGTGCTTGTGGCAGCCGACGTGGAGGACGGCCTCATGGCCGAGGTCGTCGTGTCCGGGGTGTGCTCGCGCCTCATGGCAGCCGAGGAGACGGAGCGCACGGGCGAGCAGACGAACATCGGGAACGACGCCGGGCCGGGGACGAGACTGTCCGACGCGAGCTGGTTCGAGAAGCTGCGGGATCAGAAGCTCTTTGAGCTGAACCTACAGATGCTCCGTGACCGGCCCCCGATGGGACTCTGGCGGGGATGACGCTTCCGTCCGGGGCCCACGTCAAGCTCGGCGACGACGAGTTCATGCTGGCCGAGGACGAGTCGCAGCACTACGTCCACCGCCTGTCCACGCTGTCCTCGCAGCGCCAGGAGATCGCCGGTGATCCGGGCGCCCAGATCCTCGACCCCGAGCTGGTCGCCTGGTCCTACACGGACTGGTCCGGGGGGGAGGGCAATCAGTTCTACAACCCCGAGCAGCCGAACAAGTACGACCACGGTGGCCTCGACGCGAGGATGCAGGGGTTCATCACGAACCGCCCGGCCCACACCGAGACCACCAAGACCGCAGGGGTGGACATCACCAGGGTCCGCATGGCGCTGGGCTGCGGCATCCTGTGGCTCATCGGGGGCCAGAGCATGTGGAAGTCCACGGACGGGCTGACGTGGAACACGCAGTCGGTGTCCACGATCACCGGGCTGGCCTCCGGGTGGACGCTCCGGGCCATCGCCGGGGACCCGCAGTACGTCTACGTCCTGGCCCACGACACCCCCGGCGGGGTCGGCAAGTGCCGGATCATCCGCATCGACGCGGGCGGGAACCAGGAGGTGTTCTTCACCAACGACACCGTGCACGACTCCTTCGGCATGGCCGTGCTGCGGGGGCGTCTGTACCGCTGGACGGGGCTGTACCTGCGCGAGTACGACGTGACCCGCACGGTGCCGATCACGGCGGACTCATCGCCGGGGACCGATGCGGACTACGTGGGGTACGAGGCGGCTGCCTCTCCCGACTTCCCCACCTACGGGGACGTGGTGGCCGGGGACAACATGGTCGTGTACTTCGCCGGCGCCGTGGGTTCGGGGCAGGTGTACATCTATCAGGACGGCGTGCCTCGCCCGCTGTGGACCCTGCCGCTCGGGTTCACCCCGCGTTCCATCTGCGTTCAGGACGGCGTGGTGTACGTGGGCGGCTCCCTCGACAACCGGAACACGTTGTACGCCATGTCGCTCGTGACCCGCCAGGAGGTGATGATCGCCAAGGTCCGCCCGTGGCGGGACCGTCAGATCAGTTGGGTCTCCCCCGGCCCTGCGTCCTCGGTGATGTTCGGGGGGACGGGCGGGATCGTGTACCAGTACGACGCGCAGCTCGACTCGGTGACGGCGGTGGACTACACCGCGGAGTGGCAGCAGTCGTCGGAGATCGACGCCTCGATGTACCTCGGCCGCCGTGTGGTCGCGTGGAAGGACGGGACGCGCGACATCATCATCCACTCCTTCGGCCCCGACGAGGACGCCTCCACCGAGCTCGACGATCTCCCGCTGTACATGCCGGCATGGGACTTCGGCTACCCCACCTGCAAGAAGCTCATCGTGGGCGTGGAGATCCTGTACAAGGCGATGGACACCGGCGAGAGCTTCGACGTCGCGTACTGCCTCGAGGAGAAGAACATGTATCCGGGGTTCGACGAGGACCCCGCCGTCGACGCCTTCACCCTGCTCGATACGGTCACGGGTCCCACCGCTGGCGACGAGCTGCACCGCAAGTACATCCCGGTGTCCACCGCCTCGGCCACCCTCGACTGCTTCATCTCCCGGTGGCGCATCCGCATGACCGGGGCCGTCCGCATCTACCGCTTCACGGTGTTCGCCTACATCGCCGACTACGTGGAGTGGTTCGACCTGCTGCTCCGGGTGGCCCAGGAGGACACCGACGCCGGGGAACGGCGCACGCGGCCACGGTCCGCGCAGCGTCCCCAGGAGGAGATCAGGGACAAGCTCCTCACCATGATCCGCGCGAAGGAGGTCATCACCTTCCTCGACGGGTACGGGTACTCCAAGCGGTACGAGGGCACCTACGACACGTACTCCCGGTGCGTCCTCGAGATGCCTGCGGACGAGATTCGCTCGCTGGCCGAGGGCGTGTTCCAGGTCCGCGTCCGCAACCTGGCACGGACATGAGCGTCGAGGACAAGCCTGCGTGGCACCGGCCACACGTCACGAAGTTCGGCATCCCCACCCCCCGCAAGCTCACCCCGGACGTCCGCCATTGGACGTGGACCTCCAAGGGAGCGCTCGTCGCGGAGACCGGCACGCCCCTGTTCCCGACGTTCGCCGGCCAGCTCATCCGCGTCCGATGCGGGATCAAGACAGCCGGGTCCTCGGCGACCTCCGGTACGCTTGCCATCTCGGGGACCACCGTGGCCTCGTGGACGATCCCCGCGAGCGTTCGCCTGGGGTACCCGGTGCGTCCCTCGGTGAAGGCCCGATGGACGGACACCGACTATTTGGAGGTGGTCATAGCGACGATCGGCACCGGCGCGGTAGGACCGCTCACCGTGATCCTCGACTACATCAGATCGGAGCTGTGATGAGCTGGGGAAGAATCTTCGGACTGGCAGCACTCGTGGCAGGCATCGTCGCCATCGTGCTGATCGTGGCTGTGACGGAGCCAAAGACGGCGTTGACGTTCGCGGCTATCGGCGTGGCCTGTGCGGGTGCATCGGAGGTGGTGTCGTGACGTTCAAGGTCAACTCCACGAGCACCATCACCCGCGAGTGTCACGAGTTCGCGTTCGACGTGATGCAGCGGTCGAGCCCCAGCCGCAACGGGAAGATCCTGTACGCCGGGGTCTACAACTGCCGCCACATCGCGGGTCAATCGAGCTGGTCGCAGCACGCCTTCGGCAACGCCATCGACCTGTTCGGACACGAGGCGGACCTCGACGAGATCGCACACAACGTGGTCCTGCAACGCAACGAGAGCACCTACGCGAACCGCGGGGATCGTCAGCCGGTCCACTACGTGATCTGGAAGGAAGGCAAGGGGGGCATTTGGTCCCCCACGAAGGGCTGGCACGAGTACGTGGGCTACCACCCGCCGACGCATGTGCATGTGGACTTCGACCCGCTCAGGACCGGAAGGCCACCGTGCGCCTGATCGCTCACGGGCTGGAACCCACGATCCAGGGGCTCGTGTACGTCATGTGCTTCGCCGTGGGGTTCATGCTCGGGCGTGTGACGGATCGGGCGTGGGAACGGCGGTGAAGAAGGAGCACCTCGTCACGATCATCGTCGTGGTGGTCGTGACGGTGTGGGGGATCAGCGGGTTGATCGACCTCCTGCTCGAGGACTACACCGCCCTGTCCATCACCACGCCGGTCATGCTCCTGGTGGTGGGGGCCATGCTCGGCATACGTACCAGGCCGAACGGGAACCACGTAGCATCGGCGAAGCCCGACGACAAGAAGGGGGTCTAAGTGAGGAAGCTGCTCGTAGGACTGCTGTGCGCCGGCGCGCTCAGCGTGACGGTACCGGCCCAGGCGCAGGAGGTGGTGCTCGGCTCGTTCGTGTCGAGCGAGGTCCGGTCCTCCCAGCCGCACCGGGTGTACTGGACCGTCACGGCTGGCAAGGGGTCCAAGACGTGTGACGTGACCCTGGTGGGCAAGACCGTGCAGACCACGCTTGGCACGGACAAGCAGGGTGACGGGATGACGTTCTTCCTGCGGGTCCGCAACGCACAGAGGGCGCTGGTGCAGGCGCAGACCGCGCCGTCACCCACGTCACGGATCGTCTGTACGCACTAGCTCGTTTACCAGACGGTGAGGGGCGCCCGGCCTTCCCCAATCCGGTGCTTACCCCTCACCGCTGGTATCCACGGAACCGCCACATCTGCGCGCGGCCGTCCCGTTGGTAGAGCGCCTGCCCCATCGTGATCGGGCGGGTGTCCTTGGGGTGGCGCATCCCGTGAACCTCAAGGACCGGGAACACGTAGGTCGAGGCTCCCCTGATCTTCGACGCGGGAAGCACCCGGCCATGGGCCGGACCCCCGACGAACCACGCGAAGCTCACGAGCAGCTCGAGCGACACGTCGACGGAGTACGTCTGGGCCACCCGCTGCGCCAGGGCCAGGTTGTTCGGCAGCCCCAGCACCTCGACGACCTTGGCGTACTGCCCCCGGTACCCGGTGCTCCCCTCGATCACCGTGCCCCAGAAGCAGACCTTGGCCCAGATCGACTCCATGGATCCGACCCACGACTCCACCCCGAAGTGCTCCATGAGGAGCTCCGGGGACTTGAGCGCGTAGAACCCGCACCGGCACTCCGGGTCGGGGGCGACGTGCTCCGGTTCCTCGTCCACGTCCGAGAGAATCATCATGTGCGCCATGCACTTCGCCTTGTTCACGTCGGGCGTCCAGTACGACTCGAAGCTGATCCCTGTGGAGTGCAGCCACGGGTCGCTGGGGCGCACGTTGAACGTGCGGTAGCCGATGACCGGCTCCCACGAGTCGGGAACGATGATGTCGCCGGAGAAGTCGCTCACGGAGCTGAGGCTACGCCGGGACGGTGACAGGCTCCGGTTCGATGACCGGCTCTGCCGGCGCAGGTGCCGTGGGCTCGCCGGGAATCTCGAACGGCTCGATCCGGCGGATGATCCGCGTTTCCTCGTCCTCGCCGATGTTCACCTCGACCACCTCCTACTTCGATGAACGAACTCTACCCCGATTCACCTAGCTCACGAACGGACCAAGCTGGCCCTTCATGTGCAGCGAGTTCACGTCCTCCCCCTCGGGGAGATGCACCACCTCCACGAACGCTGCCACCGTGGAGATGGCCCGGAGCACCCGTGCTCCCCCGTCCTGGCCCGGACGGTACGCCTCGCCACTGACACGGTGCTTCACCGCGTCCGCATCGAACACGATCCGTACCTTCCGGTCCACGAACAGCCAGCGCCACGCCTCACGGAATGCGCCAGCTCCCGGTACCCCGACTGCGGCGAGGCCGAGCTGCTTGAGGGTCAGGCAGTCGATCTCGCCCTCGGTGAGATACACCCATGGCTCGTCGACGTCAACCACGTTGTACAGCCCGGCCTTCACTCCGCGCGATCCCATGTACTTCGGGACGGCATTCGGGTGGAGCTTGCGCCACCGGGCCGAGGTCTGGCGTCCCCATGCGTCGTAGTACGGGAACGTGATGGCCTGCTCGTGGGGGTCGTAGCCGACCCCGTACTCCATGACGGTCGCCGGGGAGATGCCCCGGCTCCCCAGGTACACCTCCGCTGCATCCTCCGGGTGCATCCCCAGGATGATCTCGTCCTCCACGTTCATAGCAGCTTCCTCACGATGAACTCCCGCGCCTGGATGAACTCGGAGAACCCCTCCACCTTCTGTACCAGGGAGAAGATGTCCCCGCGCATGTCACACGTGTGACACCGGAACCACCCCTGCGTGTTGTCGATGGTGGCCGAGGCCACCCGGTCGTCGTGGAACGGGCACCGCATGGAGCGGCGCCCCGACACCGGCACCTCGTCGGTGTACAGGGCGAGCACCATCCAGATCGGCACGCGAATCTTGATCGTTTCGGTGGTGAACTCGTCGTCGGAGTATCTGATCCACCGCCGGGCTGAGCGCGTCCGCCACCTAGCCAATGGTGCTCACCCGCAGCTCGGTCCCCACGTACTGATCGAGGACCCGCTCGTGCTTCCGCATGTACACCTCGACCACCTGGCGGTCGTCTGACCACAGCACGCCGGTACCGGCGTCCAGCACCGTCTTGAGCAGGTTGTCGAGGTCGTTCGCGCTGCGGCCCTGACGGCGGGACAGGTTGAACTCCGCGATGATCGAGAACTTCGCGGTCTGATCCCACTCGGGGGGCCGGGCCACCAGCAGGGCGAGGCCCGTGGCGCTCAGGTGCTCCTTGTATCCCCGTGGCATGTACACCCGACCGCTGGCGAAGCGCGGTCGCGGCGATGGCACGGGTTCACCAAGCAGGAATGTCCTCATCGTCGCCAAGCAGCTCCTTCAACTCGGGCTGCTGCCATGCGTCGGTGAACTGGACCCGCTCGGGGTCCACCGAGAGATCGGCGAACAGCGACCCGTCCGGGGCGGACGGGCCGTAGCGGTTCTTGAGCACACCCACGCGTGCCAGCAGCGGGTACGGCCTCCACAGGCCGAGCACCATCTCGGCCTCGTACTCCCCCCCGTACCGACCATCTGACAACCCGATGGGGTTGGCCGCGAAGTCGGTCGTCACGCCGACCCTGGTGGACCGGCGGATGTGGTGCAGCGCGAGGATCACCGTGTTGAACGCACGGGCGGCTGCGTGCATCCTGGCGAACGCCTCGTCGTAGGCGTCGAATCCCCGCTCCCCGGTGAGGAACTTCGACACGTCGTCGATCACCACGAACGCGGGGGTCTGGCCCCAGTACAGCGAGTCGGCTTCGAGAAGCTCGTCCAGCTCGCGGGGGTTGATCTGCCGGTCGAGCACCCGCATGGGCCGCGACCGCATGGCGACCTCGAGGGCCTCCACGTACTGCCGGGGGTTGGACAGCACGTCATGCGTGGACACGCCCGTGAGGGCCGCTACGGTGCGCGCTCCCTGTGTCAGGGAGTCGGTGTCGAGTGAGATCAGCCGGGACGGACGGGGGCACCGCAGACACCACGCCAGGGAGAACAGCGACTTCCCCGATCCGGGCGCACCGAGGCAGATGATGAGCGACCCCGGCAGGGGCCGGAGGAGCGCGGCCAGCGAGGGCCACGGCACCTCCAACCCTTCCCGGTCGTCGTCCAGCGCGGAGACGAGCGGGTTGTACCCCACGGGCTACCCGCGCTGGATGTAGTCGCAGTTCGGGTAGCGGTTGCAGCCGTAGAACACGCCCGAGCCGTCACGCCGGTTCTTCGGGACGACCTGACCCTGCCCACACTTCGGGCACGGGGGACCGCCCATCTGCGGTGCGGGCTGCGGGACCGGCTGCGGCGTCGGCACCACGGGAGCGGGAGCGGGTGCGGGACCGACGCCAGCACCCATCGGGGCAGCAGCGGCGCCCGTCTGGGTGCCCGTCTGGGCGGCGGCCTGCCCGTTCGAGCGGTAGTACGGCCCCAGGCAGTCCTGCACGATCTGCCGGGCCACGCCTTCGGGATCGGGGAACCCCCCGAGGGTGAGGACGTCGGTGAGCTGGGCCCACCACTCCTCCGCGTTCGTCCCCTGTGCCGTCAGGATGGCACCCGTCGCGTCCTTGAACGACGTCGCCACCCCCTTGTCAATCTGTGCCACGCTTCGCCTCCTCGAATGCCTGCAGCCCGTAGTACACCGGCACCATCGCCTCCGCGGCGGCAGCCGGAACCTCGCGCTGATCGGTGAAGTACCTGCCCTGTGCGTCCACGACGAGCACTCGGTTCCCGTCGGGGATTCCCTGCGTGTGCGGCACCTCCTCCCATCCGATCCGGTAGAACCTGAGCTGGAACGCGTCGTGATTGAAGGCGGGGAAGCCCTGGGTCGCGGGCTTGTGGGTCTTGAGGTCGACGATCTCTAGGAACCCGTCGTCCATGCGCTCACGCGCGAAGTCCAGGGTGCCGGAGAACCCCACCCGAAACGACCACACGGGGATCTCGCACGCGACGATGCGCCACCCCTCCATCTGCTCCCCGAACCACTGGATGACGCCCCGCACGTACCCGTCGTCGGCGATGGTCACGAACTCGCCGGTGTAGACGAGACCCTCGCCCTCCACGTAGTCGGTTTCGAGGAAGTCCAGGGTGTCGCCGTCTGCGGTGTCGAGCTGGGGGATGAACCCTGCGGCGAGGAGCTGCATCCCCTTGTGGGCGTTGGTGCCCTTGTCCCCGCCCCGGTCGCGGACCTGATTCGGGGAGTACTTCCCCTCCTTGAGCCGGGCCTTGATCTCCTCGACGGGAAGCTCCGTGAGGTCGGCGACGTGGGCGAGGTCGCGCATCCCGTCGATGGCGAGGTTGTACCCCCAATGGGACATGGCGCCGGCGGGCTTGCCGAGCACGGTGTCGAGGATGTCGGACACGGACGGCAGCCCGAACGTGAAGTCGGTCGGGTGCATCCCATCGTCGCGCACCCGCACCAGGGCGAACGTGTAGTGCTTCGCGTTGCCTGCGATGCGGTCGTCAAGGATCGGTTTGCCTGCCACCAGCCCTGCCTCCTGTGTCTGGAACCTGCACCCTAGCGGGGAGGTCCGACACGCCATCCGAGGGGAACCGACCGTACACCCGCGCTCGGAGGGGGGGCAAGACGGACAAGAAATGAGGGGCACCCGGATGGCCCAAGTGCCCCTCGTGCGAGAACGGTGCAGCTACCGGGGGGAGGTGGTCGCCCCTTGCCCCGGTGCCGTCGTCACACGCCCCCGCATCCTACGGCAGCTTCACTCCGGCACCGCGGCGGTGGTCGCGGAACCCCTCGAACCAGGCGAGCATGAAGTCTCGCACCATGCGTCCCAGCGCGGTGTCCTCGGGCATCCCGCCCTGGTACTCGACCGCCCGCCAGGCGAGCGTGGGGTAGTCCTCGGCGTCTACCAGCACGGAGCACAGCCGACAGGCCGTCCACCCTCCCTCGGAGGGCTGCTCGATCACGCGCTCCTCGCTCACGGCCACGAACATGTAGTCGTCGGCGGGGTAGTACATGACCACGGGACGCTGCGAGCAGAAGTCGCACTTCGGGTCGCTCGGCAGGTCCGTCACCTCGATGCTCACTTCGACCACCTCCTGTGTCCGTTGGTGCTGGGCTTCTCCTCCGACCGGCGGGTTCGCCGGTCGCTCACACCCATGAACAGGGCGAGCACGGCGACCGTGACGAGGCCACCGATGGCCCACCCGATCACCAGCCCGACCCAGAACATCACAATGTCTCGCTGCGGAAGTAGGCCACGACGTACAGGTACCCGAAGCTCTTGTGCGGGTTGCCGATCACCCGGACCTGGGCGTCCTCGTACAGGATCCAGTCGAGCTCATCGCGGGGGGACATGGCCCCCCGGTCGGCCAGCTCCCGCGCCCTACGCCAGGGTGCGTCCCCCACGGTGTCCCGCAGGTGCGCGAGCAGCTCGTCCTTGCGTGGCCCGGTCGCATCCTGGCGATCCCACACCACGTCGTCCGGGTAGATGAGGCGTGCGCCCCACGCGGTGCGGACGTGCTTCGGCAGGCTCCACGTATGGCCCCACCGCAGGTCGATCTCGTCGCTCACTGTCCCTCCCCGTATCCGCCGGCGTAGGGGAACCCGCGATCCTCGAGCGATCCCACCCGTGCATCCCGCTCCTCGGCCTCGGCCACGTCGAGCGGGTCCGGCAGGAAGTCCACCCCGTCGTCCAGGCCGAGGCGCACGACGAGCGTTGCGCCGTAGTCCTTGACCGTGCAGCGTGGCGGGAGCGCGATCACCTGATCGGTGTCCACCTCCATGTGTCCGAGGCTGTTGCCGTTCGCGTCCTGCACGTAGATGTCGATGCTCATGCCTCCTCCTCGGTCATGGCGAGTTGCAGCACTCGCGCTGGGATGGACGGCATCAGTTCTCCTCCGCGCCGGTGTTCTTCGGGTGCTTCTTCATCTCGTAGGTGATCTGATCCTCGGTCACGCCGTACGGGAACCGCATGGTCTTGGCCGAGTACTGCCCGTCCGTGTCCATGTGGATGCACGCCAGCACCGCGATGGCCTCGTCCCGGATGATCTGCGCGTTGGCGATGATCCGGTTGCACTTCAACTCGAGCCCGTAGTAGTCGTCGTCCATCGTTTCCGCCCGGTACTCACCCTCGGGCGGCTCCACGCCGGGGAAGGCGTAGCTGAACGACGCCTTGTCCTCGTGCTCGATCGCGTCGCGCAGCTTCTCGGCGTCGATCAGCAGCTCCCCCGCCGCGATCTGGAACTTGGTCCGCTCGGGGAAGTACGCGAACGTGCGATGGCACGTCGGGCACTCCGGGCGGCGTTCTTCTGCCAGCATTCCGACCACCTCCTGTGAGCGGGTACCTCCCACTCCCGAGAGCCACGGACCAGCAGCCCATGACTCCCGAGCAGGGACTACCCTGCTGCGATCTGCACCATGAGCACGTCCGGGTCGCCGAGCGCCTCGACCGCGTGCTTGCTCACGTAGAGCGTGCCGACCACCGCCGGGTCCGACTGCCGACCCAGCTCCTCCTCGTAGACGACCTTGTTCTTCGTCTCACGCAGCCGTGTGAACGTGATCGCGTCCAGCACGAGGTTCGTGTCCGGCTCCTCCTCCGCCGCCTCCGGGGGCTTCGTCGCCGCTGCTGCTCTCGTCATGTGTCACCTCCCTTCCGTTCGCCTTGGAGCACCGCTCCGGTGCGTCCCACACACACAGGCCGCACAGCAGGCAGACCATCCCGTCCGCCTTGATCGGTGCCTTGCCGAGCTTGCTCAACATCCGGGTGCCGGTGATCCTGGCCCCGAATCCCTCCCGAGCGGAGATGTCAGCCGTGCAGCCTCCCCGCATCGTGCATGGGCGACGGTCGCCGACATGGGCGTCGGCCCGTCCCCAGGTGTGCGGGCGTTCCAGCCGTGGGCGGCCCATCAGCGGGCCGTGATCCGCAGCAGATCGAACAGCAGCGAGCGGGTGTTCTCGATGCTGGCCTGGACCTCGGAGCGTGCCTCCGCTGCGGCCTCGACGAGCGCCTCCATCACCTCGGGGAGACCCTGCTCCGTGTGCCTGTCACGGAGCCTGACCTCCCACACCGCCTGCTGGCAGTCGGCCAGGGCTATGAGTGCTGCGTTGATCGCCCCGACACCCCGGTCGGGGCTGGGGGACGGCGAATCCGTCATGGTGCGACCACCTCCTGTGTTGGGGACCGGCAGCAGCATCGAAGCCGCCGATCCGATCCGTCAAGGTCCACGGGGGTGAGGCCGGATTGCCCCACCCCCCTCACCTGATCGTGATGCCCTACCGCTGCGGGGCGAACAGCAGCAGGTAGCCGACGATGAACGCCAGGATCACGAGCCCGACGACGAGCCAGCCCTCGCGCCTCATTCCTGGCCCCGCTTCCACGACCATGTGCTCGTCGACCCGCCTGCCACAGCCCGCACGGAGAGCCATGCGAGCACGTCCGGGCAGTACCACGTCAGGCACCAGTGGAACTTCGCCTGGCGCCAGCGGTACGCATACGTGGACGTGAGCGGGAACCCGTCATTGATCGAGCCCACGATCCCGTCGTACTGCCAGGGTCCACTCGTGGTGGCGTGGGTGAACACCTTGAAGTACGTCAGCCCGGTGAGCGGCTTCCAGCACTTGTGCGCCTCCATCACGAAGCGCCAGAGCTGGTCCCCGAACACGTTGTAGCCAGCGATGAACCACGCATCCCAGGCGCTCCCGTACTCGCAGACCCCGGTGGTCCCCGCCTGGTCGAGCGTCTTGTCGAACGGCACGGCGTCCCCCGAGCGGGTGGACGCGAGGTCGTACGCCTCCGCGCCCGGTGGTGGTGCCTCCGCGCTGGCCGGCGGGGGGGTGATCCCCCCCACCAGCAGCGCGACGCCGATTGCCAGCAGCGTCTTACGCATGTGTCTGTCCTCCCTACTCGCCGAACGGCTTGCCGTTCAGCAGCGTGTGGAGCGGCGTGCCCTTGTCGAGCGCGTCGAACCACTCCTGGGGCAGGTCGGCATCCTCGGAGCCGTCCGCTGACTCGCCCATGATGAGCATGTTGCCGACGACCCCGACATCTGCGCCGGGGTACGCCGTGCGGTACAGGATCGAGCCGAGGTCGTTCATGGGCAGCCCTTCGAGCAGCCCCTCCTCGTTCACCCAGCCGTGGACGCCGGGTGCGAGCTGGATGGCCTCGATCAGCCCGCCCACCGCGGCCTGCAACTCCTCAAGCGAGTTGGCCTCGTAGACCTCCTTGCCCGTGCGGATCTGGGTGGCGATCACGGTGCCGCCCACCTCGATGTCACGGACCCGCTCGCAGCGGATCAGGATGCCCTTACTCATGCGCTGTCCCCCCCTCCTCCACCGGGCGGATCTTCCGCCCGGTCTGTGTGACCACCTCCGCGATTGCGATGGTGGTGCCCGAGTCCCATTCCTGGGCGTCGAGCAGACGATGGATCAGGTCCATCGCGTCCGTGTCCGGCGGCGGTAGCTCGTCGTGACGCCGCTCAGTGAGCGTGTCGAGCGCGTCCGCGATCCGGCGCACGTCTGCGAGGAACATGCCCTCGTTCCGGTTGCCCGTGTCGAACGTCATTCCTCGTCCCCTTCCTTGAGCCAGCAGCGGTGCGGGGCCCCCGTCGTCCCATCGACCCCGGCGTACGTGACCACCTCCTCGCATGTGCAGCACTCGTAGCCGTCCGCCCCGAGGTCGGGCTGCCAGCCCAGCTCTCGGAAGGCGTGGCGACCGATGTAGATGAGGTCGCCCTCGTCGTCGTCGTCGTCGGCCTCACCGGGAGCGACGGCGACCGGCTCGTCGTCGTCGTCCAGGTCCACGTACTCGTCGAGCGCCTCCTCCTCGGCGTCGCCGTCACTCTCGGGCCGCAGGTACGGCCCGTCCTGCACGTAGGCCGTCGGCTCCCGCACTACGCCCTCCTCCGGGCCGGGTGGCGGTGGCATCGTCGGACGTGGCGCGGGTGTCGTCGGTGGCGGCTCCACCGGCATACGGATCGGCATGACGAGCGCCACCGCGCCCTTGCCCCGGAGCACGAGCGGCTTCACCCCGTCCTGCACCCGGATCGACGCCGACGGGACTGCCACCAGCGCCTTGTGGAGCAGCTCCGGGTTCACCACGAGGTCGAGCGGCTGGCCGTTGCCCTCGAACACGCCGGGGATCATCCGGCTGACCGCGGCCACCGCGCCCTTGGCCTCCACCTCGATCTCGCCGTTCAGGTGGAACTCCATCCGCTCGGCGCGGAGCTTGCGAGCGGCGTCGACCACATCGCGCAGCTCGGCGATGCTCAGGTCCAGGGCGTATCCCTGATCGGGCTCCGGCATGAGCTGCCGCCAGTTGGGGAACTCCCCGTCCACCGTGCGGGTCACGAACGTCCAGCGCGCGTGCCGGAACCACAGCCACGTCCACCGGCTCGCCTTCTCGTTGGGCCGCTCCTTGGACAGCGAGAGCGTGACCGGACCCTCCTCGCCCTTGAGGAGCTTCACGAGGATCGCCACCGCACCGGCAGGAAGGATCAGCGGATCGGGGTGCGACAGCGTGGCGTGCGGGACGTCGATGGCGGCGAGCCAGAACGAGTCCGTGGCGACGAGCCGCATCCCCACCTGGGGGTCGTTGAGCATCGACAGCCCGTTCAGCGTGGGCCGGTAGGCATCCTTGCTCATCGCCAGCGCGGCCCTCGCCAGGCAGTCGAGGAACGACGGCGCCCGGAGCTTGCCGACCGACGCGCCGGCGCCGGGCTGCTTCGGCCAGTCGGCGAGCTTGAGGCCGGGGCACGTCACGTCCCCGACCCGCATCCCCGGACCATCCGGCAGCACGTCCACGAACGTCTGCTTCTGGGCCTTGAGCGCGTCGATCACGGCCTTGCCGTGGACCAGGCGCTCGAAGCCCTCGCTGGCCTCGGTGTAGATGCGCTGCTCGATGCGCTGCTCCCCGTTCGTGGCCTCCAACCGGAGCGACCCGTGCGGGGCGTGGGAGAACAGGATGCCCTCCATCGCAGGCACCGCGGAGTACTGCTTCGACGCGGCCATCCCGACGCGGGAAACGGCGTCGAGCAGGCGCTTACGGTCGATGTGAAACACGGTCCACCTCCCTCGTGTAGTCGATGGCAGCGGCCACGTAGGGCGCAGCCATCTCGTGCTGGCGGATGAGTTGCTGGACACGCTCCTTGCCGCGTGCCAGAGCGGCCCGTCCCGCCACCTCGGTGCGAGGGACACGGGAGAACCGCTCGTGCAGGAGCTTCTCGATCTCCTGCAAGCGAACGAGCTGCACGTCGAACATGGCGAGCAGCTCCTCGCCGGTGTGTGTCACCGGCGTCGTCCTCATACCGACCACCTCCTGTGCGCTCCCTACCGGGCCATCCGGCGGGGCTGCGGCAGACTGGCCGCACCGACCAGCGGCGTCAAGGTCCACGCCGGTGAGCCGGTTCGATGCTGTTGCGCTCAGCACCAGGAGCCACTCGGGATGAGGCGAGTGGCCCCCGCTACCGATGCAATCGGCAGCTCCCCCCGGCTAGGCTCCCCCTCTCAGCACAGCTTGAGTGGCGTATGCCTCGTCCACGGGCCATGAGACTGTTCCCGTGACAAGCCCGGAGGCAGCCATCGAGGCTGCCTCCACGTCGGGGGTGGTCACGAACACCTCGTGCTCGTCGTTGCGGTCGATCATGCGGAAGGCCACGCTGATCCTGGCCGATACCCGCCCACGGGCGTCACGCAGGATCGTGACGGAGCGGATGGGACAGGACACCATGCCCGAGCGTCGGCGCTCCACCTCACCACACCTCCTCGTAGCTCTCGCCTGCATACGTGGGGTCGAAGCCCTCCGGCCCCTCGTCCCGGTAGCCGGATTCCTTCCAGCACGGGTCGCAGTATCGCCCCGCATACAGCCCGAGCGAGTAGCGTTCCTCGATCCCCGCCTGGGGGTGCGTGCCGTTGGTCCGGTCGCACGTCCCCGAGCAGCGCCATTCCTCCCACGGCCTAGCCATTGGTGAACCCCCTCCCTCCGCAGGACCGGCATGGCTCCGTCCGGTCGAACGGGTTGCGCCCGGTCGAGCCGCAGGCCCGGCAGGGTTCCTCGTTGTGCAGGTCCGTGCAGGACCGGGCGCCGGCCTCGTCCGGGTGCAGCCCGTGATGGCGGCACAGCCACATCTCGAGCGCCATCAGGCATCCACCCCCTTGCCCACGGTGCCCTTGATCGCGGCCTCGGCGCTGCGGCGGGTGCCGGTGCCGGGCGGCGTGCGCCGGTACAGCTCGTTGAGCATCGAGCGCTGGTACTCGGTCACGGCATCGAACAGCAGCGCCCCGGTGCGCTGGGCCTCCCGCTTCGCCTCGGCCATGCCCTCGGTGCCTCCGGGCATGGAGTTCACGTCGTCGCGGAGCTTGTCCACCCGACGCAACATGCCGGTGATCTGCTCAAGTGCGTCGACCATCGGTGATACCATCACTCGCCTCCCAGAAGTCCAGCGATCTCGGTGAGCGTGTCCGCCATCCGAACCTCGGCTTTGCGCTCCTTGACCGACCCCGGCTTGCTCCATCCGTGCGGCCCCATGGCCTCCTTCACGAACGAGATGGCGTCGGGCCCGTCCAGGCAGTACCCGTCGTTCCACTCCGAGATCGACTGCGCCTCGTGGTACAGCGCCGTGCGGTGCAGCCGCTCGTACAGCCCCTCGGTCCAGTTCTCGTGGTACTCCCCGTATGCCGACGCGATGGCGTCGGCCTCGGACTCCACGCGGCGCACGGCGCCGAGCAGGCAGAACCACCGGGCGTCCGGCGAGGCCGGAGCCACCCCGACCCTGCCGTAGCGGGAGTCGATGCGCTGCGCCAGATCGCGCCGGCACCACCCCCTTTCCAGCACCTCGACGACGCGCTCCGCGGCGAGCTGCGTCTGGGTCTCGAACGAGTACGTCATGCGACCACCTCCTGTTTCGTAGCGAACAGCAGGCCCGATGCCAGCCGTTCGGTGAGCCATTGCGTGTGGGCGACGGGGCAGTCGACGACCACCTCGACGATGACCCTGCCGTGGCGCAGGTTCTCCGGCAGCGGGTTGGAGTTGATGATCTCGGCGCCGAACCCCAGGTAGTTCGCCACCTCCTCCCGGCTGCGGGCGTGGACGATCAGCCGGTCCACCTCGTACCCCTCATGGGCACGGTCGTGCTCCGACAACTCGCTGGTGTAGATGCCGCCATGCTCGTCGAACATGTGCGTGCCAAGCTCGTCGCCGCCCTCGCCCCACGGCCCCCCGACCCACTCGTGATCGGGGAACCGGATCCTGCGTCCGTCGATGATCTGGCAGCCCCTCATGGCCGCACCGCCACACCGACGAAGTGGGAGCCGAGCTCGAGCATGAGGGTGGTCGTCGCCACCCGTGCAGCGAGGTCGGTGTCGGTGGGCCATCCCAGCTCGTCCCGAGCCTCGTCCTCCCCCAGCCATGTGTAGACCGTCATGGCCTCGTCCAGGGTGAGCAGCCCTTCGAGCTGGGCGCGGGACTTCCAGCCCTGGTAGACGAACAGCTCGTCGGTGGACAGCGACGCCTTCTCCCGCACCTTGCGCCGGGCTGTCTCCGGCATGTCGTCCAGGCGCAGAGCGATCCGCTCCCTCGCCTCGAGTAGCCGGTTCCGTTCGCCGAAGATCGACGTGACGGTCAATGCGACCACCTCCTCATCCTGCCCGGCGAGGCCATCCCGCCGTGGCTGCAACAGACTGCCCACCGGCTGACGAAATCGTCAAGGTCCGCCCAGGTGAGCACGGCGATCCCCCCCGACGCGCCCTTCGCGGGGAGAAGGCGGTATCCGGGGTAAACGGTGTCCTCACCCGCGATGAGGCGTACCGTTTCATCCTGGCTGGCGGGGCCGACGGTGGTGGCTGCCAGCCCCCCGGCCCCGCGGCACCCCCCTCGCTGCGGGGTCCGGGCGTGAGGGAAGTCATCGCCCACGAGCTGCTCGCCCGCGAAGGACCCCCCCCACGCGACGCACACGCGCGCGGAGGGCGCAGGTGCGTGAGGCGTGCGTGTGGGTGGCGGTGCCCCCCCGCATCACGCGGGGGGGGAGGGAGCCTGAGCGGCGAGATGCGCGGCGCGGTGGTAGGCGAGCATGTTCGCCTCGCGCTCGTGCCCGGTCGTGGACGGGGCATCGGGACCGTGGTAGCCGTGCTCACGGGTGACGTGCGAGAGCAGCGCCTCACGCGCCTCCGGATGGACGACCTCGTGGGGAGCAGGCACGTAGCCGTGCTCGTGCGTGTGGGTCATGTGCGTGCCTCCTCGTGAGCGTGGGGGGACGGGCATGTGCCCGTCCCCCGTGGGTGAGCGTGCCTAGACCTCGACCGGCACCTCCACGCGCACCTCGTACCCGGCCGCCTTGAGCGCCTTGCCCACGAGCCTGACGTGGGCGAGCCTCGGCGGGTCGAGCACGAGCGTGCCGTCCGATGCGACGTGCTCCTCACGCACGAGCCACTTCGAGAAGCCGGACGTGCGTGGGAGGACCGTGAGGTATGCCTCCGGCGAAGCGTTGATCGTCGCCGCCTTGAGCTTCGCAAGGCCAGCCGCACCCGCAGCCGTGGCGGCCAGGTACGTGTCGGCGTACTCCGCGTAGCGCTCCTCGCGCTCGCCCGACTTCGCCTCCAGCATGGCCTTGAACGCCGCCCGTGCCTCCCGGCGGTGCTCCCGGCAGTACTTCGACTTGCCGACCGTCGGCTCCGCGCACTTGGCGCAGGTGACACCCGTGGCCGTGGCCGTGCTTGCCTGGGTCGCCATGATGCGACCACCTCCTCGGCGAGCCTGCCGGGCCATCCGGCTTCGTCGCCGAGCACAGATTGCGCCTCCCCGACCCCCGTTGTCATCGGCCGAAAGTCTCGAATCCGACCGACTTTGGACCTAGGCCGAATGGGGAAGTTCGTGCCTGTGGTCCGGGGAGCCTCCGTGGAGCTGGCCGGCGGAAGAACAGCCCGTGCGCCCAGGCACGACGCTGCGCGGTGGGACCATCGCGCATCCCTATGCGCGTCCGGTGCTTCTCAGGGTTGCTGGCCGGTCTGCCGGAGAACAGCGCGTAGCGCGTGGTAGGGACGCTCCCGCGCGTGCCGTCAGGGAGCGTCCCGGTGTGCTCACAGGCACGGATTCGCAGGACGGCAGCCGAGGAGAACAGCGTGTGTGCGGGCGGTAGGGACGCGCATCATGCGTGGTAGGGACGCGCATGTGGGCGTGGTCGATGCGGTGCGGTGGGTGCGGGATACCGTAACGCTAGGCACGAGCCACGCACGAACCGGGCCGATCGCCCATAACGGGCATTATGTCAAGCTAGGCACGGCTCACGCCTGCGATTCGCACACGATGCTCTCAGGCTGGGGGGGGGTCGCGTGTGATCGCGGCTTTGTCCGCCCC